CTATCCTCTTCGTCGGCAGCGTCAGATGTGTATAAGAGACAGGGGTGTACGCGAAAAAGGGGTGTGGGTATCCGCCAAAAAGGGGTGATAATTTATGGCGACAAAAAAGGAATTAACGAAAGATCAGAAAATCAAAAAAGAGCTTTCCCGATTAAAGCGGATTTTCAAAGACTTGGATAAAAACAAGTTGCAGACCGTCGAAAGCCTTATCAAAAATGCCGCGTTTATGGCGGTATCCCTTGAAGAGTTGCAGGAAATCATTAACGAAGAGGGCTACACCGTCGAATACCAAAACGGCGCAAATCAGAGCGGGACAAAACAGAGCGACGCAGTAAAAACGCATATCGCTATGACGAAAAATCACGCCGCCATAATCAAACAGCTTTGCGAGCTTGTACCGCCCGAAAAGAAAAAAGAAAGCCGCTTGCAAGCCTTGCGGGACGAATAAAAATGCCGTTTTCAAATTACATTTATGAGTATTTCGACGGCATAACGACGGGAAAAATTGTCGTCGGAAAATGGGTGCGGCTGATTTATGAGTACATCGTTAGCGGGCTTCAAGACGGGCTTTTTCTTTTCAACGCGAAGAAGGCAAACAAGGCGATCCGGTTTATTGAAAATTTTTGCCACCATTGCGAGGGACGAACCGACCTTCTGAAATTGGAGCTATGGCAAAAAGCGGCGGTATCGCTGATCTTCGGGATTGTTGACGAAGATAACGTGCGGATATTCCGCGAAGTGTTTATCGTGATTGGGCGGAAGAACGGCAAAACGCTTTTTGCTTCCGCCGTGATTGCATATATGGCATATCTTGACGGCGAATACGGCGCGAAAATATATTGCCTTGCGCCGAAGCTGGAACAAGCAAACATCGTTTACGATAACTTCTTCCAGATGATAAAAAAAGAACCGGAGCTTTCCGACCTTGCGAAAAAGCGCCGTTCTGATATTTACATCGAGGAAAGCAACACGGCTATAAAGCCGCTGGCGTTCAACGCGAAGAAATCGGACGGATTCAATCCGCATTTAGTCGTGAACGACGAAGTAGCGTCGTGGCGCGGCGACGGCGGCTTGAAGCAATACGAAGTTATGAAATCCGCGCTTGGCGCACGCCGCCAGCCGCTGATCCTGTCTATCAGTACGGCGGGCTATGAAAACGACGGTATTTTCGACGAATTGATGGCACGATCTACGGCGTTTTTGAAAGGCGGAAGCAAGGAACGCCGCCTTCTTCCCCTGCTTTATATGATTGACGATGTGGAGAAATGGAACGACCTTGAAGAGCTTAAAAAGGCAAATCCGAATATGGGCGTTTCCGTTTCGCCGGAATTCTTCAAAGAGGAAATCGCCGTCGCGGAAATGAGCCTTTCAAAGCGAGCGGAATTCCTTTGCAAATACTGCAACATCAAGCAAAATTCTTCCGTCGCTTGGCTTGATTATGTCGTTGTCGATCGAGCGGGTGAAAAAATCAAGCTGGAGGATTTCAAAGACAGTTACGCGGTGGGCGGTATCGACCTATCGCAGACAACAGACCTTACCGCCGCAAGCGTTATTATTGAGCGCGGCGGGGTTCTGTACGCCTTTGCACAATTCTTTATGCCCGCAAACAGGCTGGAAACCGCACAGGCGGTGGACGGCGTGCCGTATGATATATTCGTAAAGCAAGGGATCGTGAAGCTTTCCGGCGAAAATCACGTCGATTACAGGGACGTTTACGAATGGTTTTCTACCCTTCGGGATCAATACGGCATATATATTCTAAAAATCGGCTACGACCGTTACAGCGCGCAATATCTGATCGACGACTTGAAGGCGGCGGGCTTCCAAACGGACGACGTGTGGCAGGGTGAAAACCTTGCGCCCGTCATTCGGGAATTTGAAGGCATAATCAAAGACGGCAATTTCAAGATCGCAGATAATAACCTTCTGAAAGCACATTTCTTAAACGTTGCGCTAAAACACAACATAGAAACGCGGAAGTTCCGTCCGGTAAAAATCGAACAGCGGGCGCGTATCGACGGCTTCGTTTCCGCGATCGACGCTATGACGGTACGACAGAAATATTATAACGAGATCGGCGAAATGCTGAAAAATGCGGGGTGATAACAATATGGGAATTTTTGAAACAATCTTCCGGAAGCCGCGTTCGGATATTCAAGCGGAAGGATACTTCAAAATGCTTAACGGGTATTCGCCCGTTTTTACGAACGCGCCGGAAAGCCTTTACGAAATGGAACTTACGCGGGCGGCTATTCATTCGTTCGCGAATTTCTGTTCAAAGCTGAAACCGGAAATCAGCGGGACAGCATACAAAAACCTTGAAAGGGTTTTGCAGTTCCGCCCTAATCCGTTTATGGATACGTCAAAGTTTATTTACCGGATCGCGACGATCCTTTCGGTGAATAACACGGCGTTTATTGTGCCGATCGAAGATGAATACGGAGGGATAGCGGGTTATTATCCCCTGCTTCCCCAGCGTTGCGAGGTTGTCGAATATAAGGGCGCGCCATTCTTGCGCTACACCTTCGCAAACGGGCAGAAAGCGGCGATCGAATTTGAGCGCGTCGGCGTGCTGACGCAATTTCAGTACAAAGACGACTTTTTCGGAGAAAATAACGCCGCGCTTCGCCCTACAATGCAGTTAATCCATACACAAAATCAAGGAATTATCAACGGCGTTAAAAATTCGGCTTCCGTGCGCTTTTTGGCGAAGGTTGCGAATATGTTAAAGCCGGAAGATATTACGAAGGAGCGCAAGCGCTTCACGGCGGACAACCTTTCGGCGGATAATCAATCCGGCATGGTAATTTACGACAGCAAATTTGCAGACGTAAAGCCCATTGAAAGCAAGCCGTTCACGGTGAACGCCGCGCAGATGGCGCAGATCAACGAAAACGTCTTTAACTACTTCGGCACGAACGCAAAAATTATTCAGAACAGCTATACCGAAGATGAATGGAATGCTTACTATGAAGGCAAGATCGAGCCTTTCGCGATCCAGCTTTCGCTGGTTATGTCGAATATGACCTATACACAGCGGGAATTATCCTTCGGGAATGCGATTACATTTACCGCGAACAGGCTTCAATACGCAAGCAATAATACGAAGCTGAATATCAGCACACAACTATTTGACCGTGGCTTGCTCAACCGTAACGGCGTTATGGATATATGGAATATGTCGCACGTCGAGGGCGGGGACAAGTATTATATTCGCAAAGAATACGCGGAAGTATCAGAATTGGGAAAGGAGGTTGTACCGAATGCCAATAGTGAAGGAACGGGAATATCGGCAAATGTTCCAGCCGCTGATGATCCCGCAGGGGACGGAGAAGAAACGGTTTGATACCGACTTCTACGTGGAAGGCTTCGCAACGACGTTCAACAAGCCGTATGTTATGTACGAATACGGCGGGATCAAGTATTGCGAAATAATCGACCGGAACGCGCTTGTCGGCGCTGACCTGTCCGACGTGATTATGCAGTTCGACCATTCCGGAATGGTATTCGCCCGAAACAAGATGGCAAAGAACAAGCCGCCTTCCCTGCTTTTGGAACCGCAGGACGGCGGCTTATTTATTGCGGCAAATTTAAGCCTTACGGAAGAAGCGAAGCGGCTTTATGCAAGCATTGACGCGGGGCTCATTTGCAAAATGTCGTGGGCGTTCACGGTATCGGAGGACGCATATAACAAAGACACGCACACCAGAACGATCTTGAAGATCAAGAAGGTTTACGACGTTTCGGCGGTATCTTATCCGGCGAACGCCGATACCGATATTTCCGCGCGTTCCTACTTCGACGGAGTGATCGAGGCAGAGAAACGGGAGGCGTTAGCGCGGCGTATGCAAATTCTAAAAATCAAACTTATGATGGAGGTTTAACACAATGAGAATTAAAGAGATTGAAGCCCGCCTTGCGGCTATCAAGCAGGAGATCGAACAGCGCGGCGACGCTATGACCGCCGAGGAAATCGACAAGCTGGAGAAGGAAACAAAAGACCTTACCGAAGAGCGCGCCGGACTGGTTGCCGCCGCCGAGAAGCGCAACGGCATTCTTAACAATATCGCAAAGGGCGCGGGCGTTGTTTCCCGCACTTTTGAGCAGAAGCAGGATAACGCCGATCCGGACGACCCTTTCGGCACGCCCGAATATCGTTCCGCATGGCTGAAACATCTTCGCCGCCTTCCCCTTACCGATGCGGAGAAGCGCGCGTATGCAAACGCCAGCGGCACGGGTGCAGAGGTGATCCCGACGCAGACCGCGAACGAGATTATCAGCAAGGTAAAGAAACTTGCGCCGATGCTGAATGAAGTTACCCTTCTTCACGTCAAAGGTGCGGTAAAATTCGCCGTTGAAGGCACAAATAACGACGCGGCGATCCATACCGAAAACGCGGCAATTACGCCCGCCGCCGATACCCTTACCACCGTAACGCTGACCGGATACGAGATTATCAAGCTGGTTCAGATTTCCGATACCGTTATGACAATGAGCATTGCGGCGTTTGAAAGCTGGATCGTTGATATGCTTGCAGAGGCGATCGCCCGCAAGGTTGAAGATTTCTTCATTAACGGCACAGGTTCTTCCCAGCCGAAGGGCATTGACAAGGCAAACACTTGGGGCGAAACGAACAGCGTTACCGTTGCGGCGGCTGGTTCCCTTACCGCCGCGAATGTGCAGACGCTGATCGGGCTTCTGAACGCCGGATACGACCGAAACGCAAAGTTTGCCATGAGCAAGAAAACCTTGTTTACAGATTTTATGCCGCTTATGGACACCAGCAAGAACCACATTGTTACCGTACAGGGCAACAGCTACTTTATTTACGGCTATCCGGTTCTTCTGTCTGACTACGTGAAGGAACACGAAGCCTTCTTGGGCGATTTCAAGAAGGTATGCGCGAACCTTGCGGAAAGCATCAACGTAAAGAACGCCTACGACATTGACACGAACAGTTACAAATACAGCGGTATTGCGATCTTCGATTGCACGCCCGCGATCGGTGAAGCCTTCGTGAAACTGGTTAAGGCGACAGAGTAACGGAGGGGGGTTAAACGATGATGCTTGACAAGGTAAAGCTGGCTTTAAGAAAAACCGCCGCCGTTTTTGATAGCGAAGTCGAAGATTATATCAATTCCGGTATTGCCGATCTTCGCCTTGTCGGTATCAACGTTCCGGAAAATGCGGGATCGTCCAGTGAAACGCTGGGCGATCCCCTTCTTGACCGCGCAATTATTCTGTACGCAAAATCGGAAGATAACTTCGGCGGAGAGGGCGACCGATACCGGAAAGCGTATGATTATTTGAAGTGTGCGTTATCGCTGTCCGGAGATCACACGGAAGGCGGTGGCGAATAATGGGCTGGAACGATCAAATTACATTGATTGCGCTTACCGAACCTTCGCCGCGCACAAACGAACACGGCTTTCCGGTGAAGCAGAAAGAAGCCGCCACAACGGTTTTCGCTGATAAAAAATCCGTAGGGTATTCGGAATTTTATAAGGCGGAAATGGCGGGACACGCCGCAGAATTGAAGTTCGACGTTCATTCGTTGGAGTATGACGGACAGCAGATCGCAGAATATCCCATTTCGAGCGGGAAGCGTTATCGCGTTCTTCGGACATATATTCACGGAGAAGGCGAGCTTGTCGAATTGACGCTTTCCAGCTTCCCCGAAGTGCAGAGCGCAGAGGAAGGAGGCGGCGGAAGTGGCAAAATTTAACGTCGTAGGGCTTGACGACCTGCAAGAACGAATGCTTCGGCAGGAACAGATCGCGGAAGAAGCCGTTCCGGAAATGCTGAAAGCAGGCGGCGCGGTAATGCAGGAAGCGCAGAAAGCGGAAATCCGGAAAATGTTTCGGAGCCACCGAAGCACGGGTGATCTTGCCGCGTCGGTGATTGTTTCCAAAATCAAGGAGAAAAACGACGCGAAGATGGTTGAAGTATATCCGGACGGGAAAGACCGGCACGGGGTACGCAATGCGACAAAAGGCTTTGTCCTGCAATACGGGCGAAAAAATATGCCCGCGCGCCCGTGGTTTACGGCGGCAAATACAAAAGCGGCGGACGCGGTAAACGCGGAAATGCGCCGCGTATGGGAGGCGAAGCAGAATGAACGTTGATACACTTGTCAAAACGACGCTTGAAAAGCTGGGCTTCCCCGTTGAACGGCTGAAATACGGCGGTAAAGCAGAAACCTTTATCACGTATCAGATTGTCGTGGGGCAGGACACGCACTTTTCAGACGATGAAAGCGGCGCGGAGGAATTCACGTACAGGGCGGATATTTATTCCCGTGTGGACTATATCGCACTTATGCGGAGCGCAAAGCGGGCATTGAAGGAAGCGGGGTTCTACGGGATCACGTTTGATCCGGAAGTGTTCGAGGAAAGCACGGGTTACTATCACGTTCCCGTGGAATTTAAGTATATGGAGGTATAAGACTATGGCAACAATCGGCTTGCGCGACCTTTACCGCGCGCCTATTACGATCGGCGAAGATGGGGCGGAGGAATACGGAACGCCTGTAAAAATGGCGAAGGCGATTTCGGCGGAGCTTTCCGTGGAAGTTGCAGAAGCGATCCTTTACGCAGACGACGGAGCCGACGAAGTAGTAAAGGAATTTGTATCGGGAGAATTGACACTTAACGTAAACGATCTTCTTCCGGTTGATCTTGCCGCACTGCTGGGACAGAAGCAGGACGACGACAAGGTGGTTTACGGTTCCGACACGGACGAACCGCCTTATTTTGCAATCGGCTTCCGCGCAAAGAAGGCGGGCGGAACCTATAAGTACATTTGGCTTTACAAGGTGAAGTTTGCGATCCCTTCCGAAAATTACACTACGAAGGGCGACAGCATCGAATTCACTACGCCGGAAATTGTCGGGCAGTTTATCAAGCGCTCCGACGGCTTGTGGAAGGCGGAACACGTCGCGGAGCCTACGGAAACCGTAGCGGCGGCGTGGTTTACAACAGTGAGAGAACCGAACAACGCCGGAATTGGTGGTTAATAGAAAGGGGGTACAGCGGGGAGCCGGAAACGGCTTCCCGCTTATTGTTTTATGAGCGCAATTAAAGACGGACGCTTCCCGATCGTACTGGACAGAGAAAGACACCTTCTTTTCAGTCTGAACGCGATCGACGAAATGCAAGATAAATTCGGCGGTTTTGATCGCCTTGACAAAGTGCTTTCCGGAAAGGACAGCATTAAAAACCTTCGCTGGCTTCTTACCCTGCTCTTGAACGAGGGCGCAGAGGAAGGCGAAGAAGCGCTTACCGAAAAACAGGTGGGCAAGCTCATTCATACAGGAAACTTTATCAAAGTAAAATCCGCGATCTTCAAGGCGTTTTCGCTGGGCAATAACGGCACGGAAGAGTCGCCCGCCCGCGACGATGAAGAGGACGACGAAGAGGACGGCGGCGACAATACCGAAAAAAACGCGGAGGCGGGCAAGGAGTAATTGACCTTGCCCGCCTTCTTTATATCGGTGTAACGCTTCTTCGGTGGAGCGAAGCCGAAGTATGGAGAATGACACCGTATAAAATTTTGACGCTTTTTAGGATACACAAACAATTTAATCCGGATCGCTTCAAGCCGGAAGAGCCGGAAGCCGATATTGACGACGTGTTAGGAGGGTTGTAAATGGCGAAGGAAGAAACGATCAAATCGCAAATTATTCTTGAAGGCGAAAAAGAATACCGTTCCGCCTGTAAAGGTATCAATACTTCCCTTCGCGAAATCGGATCGGAAATGAAGCTGGCGACGGCTGAATTTAGCGACAATGCGGAAAGTATCGAAGCGCTGACACGGAAGCAGGATATTCTTAAAAAATCCCTTGAAGAACAGGCAAAGAAGGCGAAAGCCGCAGAAGATGCCTTGAAGAAAATGCGCGAAGCCGCGATCGAACCGACAAATCCCGCGTATCAGAAAATGCAAACGAATTTGAACAACACAAGAGCCGAAATGGTGAAAATCCAGCGGGAAATCGACGACACTTCCGAAAAGCTGAAAAAATCGAAGGTTGATTGGGAAAGCGTCGGAGATACCGTGGGAAAAGTCGGGAAAACCATAGGAACAGGCGTTAAGGCTATTGGCGCAACAGTTGCCACAATGGGCGCGGCGATCGGCGCGGCGGCGGGTGCTTTTTTAGGGCTTGCAGAGAGTACGCGGGAAGCCCGTGAAAATATGGGGAAGCTGGAAACAGGCTTCACAACGGCGGGGCATTCGGCGGAAGATGCAAAGAACACATATACCGAGCTATACGGCATTCTTGGCGACGACGGACAGGCGACCGAAGCCGCCGCACACCTTGCACAGCTTACAAACAATGAAAAAGAGCTTGCGACGTGGACGGACATAGCGACGGGCGTTTATGCTACCTTCGGCGACAGTTTGCCGATCGAAAATTTAACGGAAGCGGCGAACGAAACCGCGAAAACAGGCGCGATTACGGGCGGGCTTGCTGATGCCTTGAATTGGGCGGGCGTTTCGGAAGATGAATTTCAAGCAAAACTGGACGCTTGCACTTCGGAGCAGGAACGGCAAGCGCTGATTACAGAAACGCTGAACGGGCTATATTCCGACGCGGCGGACAAGTACAGAGAGGTAAACGGCGATATTATCGAGGCACAGAAGGCGACAGCTTCCCTTAATAACGCTATGGCGGAATTGGGAGCGATTGCAGAACCGATCGTTACGAAGCTGAAACAGCTTGCGGCGGAGCTATTGCAACAGATAACGCCGTTTGTCGAGCTTATCGGGACAGGCTTAACGGGTGCGCTGGAAGGCGCACGGGGAGCGGCGCAACAGTTTTCCGAAGGGCTTTTGGGACTTGTTATGTTTGCCGTAGAAAAGCTTGTGGAGATGATCCCGCGTTTCCTTGAATTTGCTATGCAGATGATAGAAACGCTTGCAACCGGAATTATTGAAGCGTTGCCGACGCTGGTTCCGGCAGTTATGCAGATTATAGCGCAAATAATGCAAATACTGATAGATAATATCCCTATGCTGATAACAGTGGCGGCACAGATCATTCAACAGCTTGCAAGCGGGATAGGAACGGCTTTGCCGACACTTATTCCGATGATTGTTCAAATTGTAACGCAGATCGTTCAATCGTTAGTTGACAATATCCCGTTGTTAATTGACGCGGCATTACAGCTTATTACAGGGCTGGCGCAGGGGCTTATTAACGCGATCCCCGTTCTTATCGCGGCGCTTCCGCAGATTATTAACAGCCTTGTAAATGGGCTTCTTGCGGCAATCCCGCAGATTATTCAAGCAGGTATCGACCTTTTGACTTCCCTTATTACCGCCCTTCCGGAAATCATTACAACGATTGTGGCGGCAATTCCGGAAATTATCAACGGGATTATAACGGCGCTTCTTGAAAATATACCGCTTATCATTCAAGCAGGTATTGACCTTCTTGTGGCGCTGATACAGGCGCTTCCGCAGATCATAACAACGATCGTACAGGCAATCCCGCAGATTATCAGCGGAATTGTAAATGCGCTGATCTCGAATATCCCGCAGATTATTCAAGCGGGCGTTCAGCTATTCGTGGCGCTCATTCAGAATTTGCCGACGATTATAGCCGAAATCGTCAAAGCAGTTCCGCAAATTGTTAGCGGGATCGTATCGGCGTTCGGTTCCCTTGTCGGTGAAATGGTAAACGCGGGCGCAAATCTTCTTCACGGCTTGTGGGAAGGTATCAGCGGCGCGGCGGGCTGGCTATGGGAACAGGTATCCGGCTGGGCTTCTTCTCTTGTTAGCGGCATTAAAGACTTTTTCGGCATTCATTCCCCTTCTACTGTATTCGCCGAAATCGGTACGAATATGGGCGAAGGCGTAGGCGTAGGCTTCGGGGAAAGTATGGACGGCGTTTCGGCTGATATGACCGCCGCAATGGGCGGAGCGGGACAGCTTACCGCCGCCGAAGCGGTGCGCGCGGTGAATGACGGTATCATAGCGAATATTGAAGGGCTTTCCGGAGCCGTAAACGCGATTGTCGAGCGGGTTATTACCGGATTGACCGCACAGGCGCAAAGGCTTAATCAAGCCGGACAGGATTTCGACCGGAATATTTCTTCCGGTATGATAACCGCCATCCCGCAGATTACCGCAAAAATACCGCAGATCACGCAAAGCATTATTACCGCCTTCAACGCACAAAATCAAAAGTTCATTGAAGCGGGCGTTACGATTGATAAAAATATCGCTTCCGGAATGGTGCAGGGTATCCCGCAGATTACCGCGAAAGTGCCGCAGATCGTACAGCCGATTATAACGGCGCTGAAATCCTTTGTCGGAGAATTCACAGCGGCGGGCGAAGATATGGTGCGCGGCATTTGGCAGGGCTTTCAAAATATGTCCGGCTGGCTTGAAAGCCGCGTCCGTTCAATGATGCGGGATATTGTCGCGGCGGTTGAAGATGAAATGCAAATCGCTTCCCCGTCGAAAGTGTTTGCGGGGATTGGTAAATTTATGGCGCAAGGGCTTGGCGAAGGCTTCGGGCGCGAAATGCGGGACGTTGAAAAAACAATCCGAAAAGCAACAGCGAATACCGTTCCCCGCAACGATGATCCGCGCCCGCGCACGGGCGGCAGACCGGAAACGAAGTTCGAGGTGGTGCAAAACATCTACGCGAACGAAACTTCCTACGCCCAGCAACAGCGGGAGGCGGCGCGGCAGTTTAGAATGATTGCGCGGGAGGTTATGGGCTGATGAAAATTCAAGAGAAATTGACTTACACAAACGAGCGGGGGGAAAGCATTGTCTTTTCCCCTGCTTCTTCTTATCACGTAAACTTCAAAGACGTTTCCGGCTTGTCTGACGTGCAGAACGCTATATACTCAACAAACAGCATGGGGCAGGACGGCGACACATATTTAGGATACCGGATTGAAAGCCGCGATATTGACATCGTAGGACATATCAAGGAGCGGGAAAAAACCGCCGTGCAGGAATTACGGCGAAATCTGAACCGGATATTAAATCCGCAGTATTCCGCGACGCTTACTTACGAATTGGGTGACTTCAAGCGGGTTATCGGTTGCACGATCAATAATGCGCCGATCTTCAAGCGGGGAACGATATTCGAGCAATTCACGATTCAGCTTTCGTGCTTAAATCCATTTTGGAGAGAGCAGACAGAAACGCGGGAAGATATAGCAACGTGGATCGGCGGCTTTGAATTCCCTGTTCCGGACGGGTTAGAGATAACGCCGGATTGGGAAATCGGATACCGCCAGCCGTCGCTGATCGTCAACGTGTTTAATTCCGGCGACGTGAAAAGCGGTATCCGGATCGAGTTCCGCGCATTGGGCGCGCTGACAAATCCACAGCTTCTAAACGTCAACACACAGGAATTCATAAAAGCAAATATCGCGCTTGAAGCGGGCGACGTGCTGACCGTATCGACCGGATACGGCGAAAAATCCGTGAAACTGTTAAGCAGCGGCGTTGAAAGCGATGCTTTCCGCTATTTGGACGTTGACAGTTCATATTTACAGCTTGCCGTGGGCGATAACCTTTTCCGATATTCAGCGGACACAAACGCGGAAAATCTCGAAGTATCTATTTATCACAATAATTTGTATTTGGGGGTGTAGCGGTATGGAATTATACGTCTATTCTTCCGATATGGAGCTTCAAGGGATCGTCGAAAAAATCGCGTCGCTGATATGGACGCGGCGCTATTGGAGTTGTGGAGAATTCAAACTTCTTGTTCCGTTCACCGAAGAGCATTCCCGAATGCTTGTGAAAAACAATATCATTATGAAGCGCGGCGACAACGAAGCGGCGCAAATTCGGTATGTTCATATCACGAAGAATTCGCAGGGGCTGGAGGAAATCGAGGTTCAAGGGAAGTTCCTTATCGCGTGGATCGGGAAGCGGATTATCAAAAAACAGATTATCACGAAGGACACAACACAAAGCGTTCTTTACCGAATTGTACGGGAAAACGTAACAAGCCCGACCGATACCGCGCGGAAAATTCCGGACGTTTCGATCGCGACCGACGACGCAGACACCGGAAGCGGGGTTATTGACTACACTTCGGAACAGTACGCGAACGCACAGCTTGCGGCAGAAACAGCGGCGAAGGCGGCGAAGCTTGGGATACGAATTCGGACAGATGCACGCACAGGGGCGCACGTCTTTTCCGTTTACAAGGGGCGCGACCTTACAGCGGGCAATACCGCAGGGAATGCGCCGTGCATCTTTTCACAGGAATTCGACAACATCGTGGAACAGGAATACACGAACAGCATTGAAAACCTTAAAACAACGGCGTTCGTCGGAGGCGAAGAAAAAGAAGGCGTTGCGCGCAAGGTTGCAGAAGTAGGCGGATCGGCAGCAGGGCTGGATCGTGAAGAGGTATTTATAAACGCCACCGACATTGTGCAGGAATACGAAAACGAAGAAGGCGAACAAGTATCGCTTCCGGACGCGGAATATTTAGCGCTTCTGTCTGCACGAGGCGCGGAGGAATTGGAGCAATACGCGGAAACGCTTTCGTTCGGTTCAAAGGTAAACGCCTTCGCAAATCTGATCTACCGAACCGATTATGATTTAGGCGACCGCGTTACTTGTGTGAATAAGCGCTGGGGAATTCGCATTGACGTTCGTATAACGGAGATTGCGGAAACCTACCAAAACAACGTTGAAGAAATAGATATTACCTTCGGCGAAAGCTTGCCCGCGCTTTTAACACAAATACGGCAGATTACAAAGTAAAGGGGTGCAATTATGGAAAAATCGAGCTTTTTTAACAGCGTATCCGGCGACCGGAAATATAAAGCCGAAGATTGGGCTTCGTATTTCTCTTCGTTTATCGGGAACGGCGTTTTCCCCCTTCCTTCGACGGGGCTTCAAGTCGTAGCGGGAAACGGAATGCAAGTAACCGTGAAGGCGGGTAAAGCGTGGATCAACGGATATTTTTACAACAACACAAGCGACCTTTCCTTGACGCTTGCAACGGCTGACGGCGTTTTGAACCGTATTGATCGCGTTGTCGTCCGTTGGGATTTAACGAACCGCCTTATTTCAGTAAAGGTGAAATCTTCTTCCCCTTCCGCCTCCCCTACCGCGCCGAATATCGAGCGGGACGCGGATATTTACGAATTGGCGCTGGCGGATATTTACATCGGAGCGGGCGTAACTGCGATTACAGGATCGAAAATCACGGACAAGCGGCTGGATACTTCTGTTTGCGGCGTAGTTGCCGCCGTTGTCGATCAGATCGACACAGAAGCATTTAACGCACAGCTTGAAGCGTGGTTTGCGGAGTATCAGAGCCAAAGCGAAGAAGAATACAATTACCTTGTTTCGTATATGAATTCCTTGAAACTGCAAGGAAACGCACAATACGACGCGCTGGAACAGTATTTCGCGGACTTCAAAGCGGAGGCACAAACCGATTTTGATACATGGTTTGAAGGCTTGCAAGACATATTAGACGAAAACACGGCGGGAAATCTTCTGAATATGATTACGGCGCTTTCCGCCCGCGTCGATCTGATCGAAGCCGTGATTTTCAATGATATTACTGAAAATCCGTTTCTTATCCTGTTCGACGATCTTACGGGAGTGGTTGCGACAGGCGTATGGAACGAAGAATTACAGCGTATCGAATGTTAAAACGGTACGCTTGCACACTGGCGGAATTATCGTGCATAATTGGAAATTTATTTGTCGAGCTTTCGCCGCCGTGCAGTCATTGCGGCGGAAATGCTTTGATTATCACAGGTTTAACCGTATCGGGAAACGCGGCGGAAGTAATTGTAACTTCCGCTGGGTTTGATTTCGAGGGGTGCGCCGAAGATGCCGTTATAATTGACCGCATACGAAAAGGACGGTGCATAAATGCAGAGGCAGGAAAAAGGCAGAAAGGAACCTTCGGAATTTAATGTTATTGTGAAGTGCAAGGATTTAATCAAGCATACATTCACGATCACAAATTCAACGGAGCGCTTCCCGAAGAAATACCGTTTTACGCTTGTAAATAGGATACAGGACAAAGCGGTGGATATTTACGAATGCGCGCTTGAAGCAAACGAATTGAACCTTTTTGACGCGCAGGAATTCAAGGAACGGCAGAGGCTTCAAGCACAGGCAATGACCTATTGCAAGGAGCTTCTATTTTTCATAGAGCTTTCGCACGAACAGGGCTTTATATCAGCGGGCAGTTGCGAATACTGGTCTAAACTTGCCCTTGAAGTAAAGTATATGTTAGCCGCGTGGAAAAAGCGGGATCGTGCGAGAGGGTGAACCGTTTGGGGTACATCTTGATACGCCTGCTTCGTCGAACGCCTACAGCGTCCGCTACGTCCATTCCGGTGGTACGCTGGACCACGACAGCGCGTACAACGGGAACAGGGGCGTTCGCCCGCTTCGATGGAAAATGAGATCGAGTAGGCATAGCCGAAAGCAGAATACCATCATCAAAGGAAGGTGTATCCCGCCGCCGTGATCCACAACGGGGGCAAATACAGGATCGCCGATGCTGGAGCATTCCGCGCGGCGGAAGGCAAAGGCTACACACAGCGAGGATATTTTTATGACTGATTACGAAAAGATATATAATTTCGAGAACCTATATAAAGCCTACCGAAAGGCGCGGCAAGGCAAGAGGTGGAAAGGAGCGGCGGCAAAGTTTGAAGTAAACCTTCTTGAAGCGCTGAACCTGTTAAGCTACCAGTTACAAACGAAGAAATACACGCTTTCACCGTACAACACGTTCGAGGTGTACGAGCCGAAGCGCCGTGTGGTTATGTCGAACAGCTATAAAGACAAGGTTGTTCAACATTCGCTTTGCGATAACGTGCTTGAACCAATCCTTACAAGATCGTTCATTACGGATAACTACGCTTCACAAGTCGGAAAAGGGACGCATTACGGGTTAGACAGGCTTCAAGAATTCTTGCGGAGGTTTTACCGGAAAAACGGGATTGACGGGTGGATATTGAAGGGCGATATATCAAAATACTTCTATTCCATTAGGCACGACGTGTTAAAAACCTTAATCCGCAGGAAAATAACCGATCCGGACGTTTTGTGGCTTGTCGAAATGATTATTGACAGCACGGAAGGAAACGTCGGAATACCGATCGGAAATCAATCTTCACAGCTTTTCGCCCTTCTCTACCTTAACGGGTTCGATCACTTTGTCAAGGAAAAGCTGGGTATCCGGTATTACGGGCGATATATGGACGACTTCTTCTTAATACACGAAGATAAAGCCTATTTGCAATATTGCAGGGCGGAAATTGAAAAATATGTCGCGTCGCTGGGCTTATCCTTGAACAACAAAACGAACATTTACCCTTTGCGTAACGGTATAGATTTCTTGGGGTTCCATACATACCTAACCGAAACAGGCGCAGTTATCCGAAAGGTTCGCCGACGTAGCAAAAACAATATGAAGCGCAAATTGAAGAAGATGCGCGGACTTGTGGAGCGCGGGAAAATCACAGCGGCGACCGTTGAACAGTCTTATAAAAGCTGGCGGGGACACGCTTCAAAGGGGAATTGTTATCACTTGATCCGGCGAACGGATCACTATTACGACAGGCTTTTTAATTCAAAGGAGGCGGGAAAATGCCAAAAACATTAAGTTCGCTTGCGGTTGGTACAAAAGTTGAAGTTCCGGTTCAATCGGCGTATCAATCGCGCTTCGGGGCGAAGATTGTTTTTAAGATCGCAGACAAAAACCACAGCGGATACCCTTCAAATTCGGTTACACTGATAACCGAAAAAATTATCCAGCTTATGTGTTCGGACGCGAAGGAACCGAGCAACAGCAACAGCGATCGAAGAAACTACGGAAACAACAGGCATATTCATTCAAATATTCTGCAATGGCTGAACAGTAATGCAACGGCGGGAAAATGGTACAGCGCGAAGCACGGACAGGACGCGCCGCCGAACAACGCGAACGTATGGAACAATTACAACGAATACGACGCTTGGGCGGGCTTCCTTGCTATGCTTGATCCGAAATTCGTTGCGGAGCTGATGGAAACAACGCTGACCGTCGTAAAATCTTCGACGGACGGCGGCAGTTATGAAACCTTCACGGCAAAAATGTTCCTTGCATCTACCACCGAAGTGGGGCTTGCGAATGAAAACGGAATTGCGGAAGGAAAGCTTCTTGCCCTGTTCAGCAACGACGCTTCCCGCATTGCTTACCCTACGGCGGAATGCGTGAATAATTCGGAATACACGAATAGCAATTTCACAACGTCGAAGGGCTGGTACTGGTGGCTTCGCACGCCTGCTTCGTCGGACGCCTTCAGCGTCCGCTACGTCCTTTCCGGTGGTACGCTGGACCGCGTCGGCGCGTACTTCGGGGGCGGGAGCGTTCGCCCGCTTTGTAATCTGAAATCTGAAATCTTGGTATCTGATAATCCGAATTCAAGCGGGAATTATGAAATCATCTACAATTCCGCGCCTTCCGCGCCGCCCAGCATCACAGCGCCGGATCAGTGTTTCAGCGGGCAGGAAATCGAAATTTCTTGCGCGGTGGCGACCGATCCGGACGGCGACACGCTGACTTATGTTTTTGAACGAAGTACAAACAGCGGAGCGTGGACACAGGTTCAAAGTTCCGCCGCACGCACGTTTTCAGAAATGGTATCAACGGCGTGGAACACCCTGCAATACCGCGTGAAGGCGGTTGACACGGCGAATAATTCTTCCGCATACACGACCAGCGGCACAATCGCAGTAATTCACAACCAACCGCCCGTCATCAGCGGACAGAATGCAGATCTTGGCGTAAAACGCGAGGGGTTCACCTACGAATACAGCGTTACCGATCCCGATAACGACGTTGTAAACGTCGTTGAGAAAATCGACGGAACGTCGTTCAACACGCGAAACAACGTGCCGCTGGGCGAACCGCTTACCCTTTCCATAAGCGGGAATACCTTCACGGAGCTTTCAAACGCACGGCACACGATCGAAATTGTCGCGACCGACAGCGCCTCAAACAGCGCAACGCGGACGCTGACTTTCACAAAGGCGATCAACAGCTTTGTAATTACCCTTGCGGAGCCGCTGGAAGCAGTTAGCCAGCCGACGCGGTGCAACATCAAAGTAAACAGGGATATTCCAGCGGGCGGAACGTTTAAGGTTGAAGCGTGCAACAATCCTTACGACGTTACGCCTATTTGGGAGGATTGCACAAACGCAGTTATCGCGGGGCTGGCGCACGTATTCAAGAACAAAACTAATACGGCGGTTCAATTCGGTTTGAATATCCGTGTAACCGTGGAGCGCGGCGACGCGCTGACCGCGTGCTGGGTATCTGGGATCGGGGGTAATTTTGAATGAGCGTAAAACATAACAAAGCTGGAGGCGGAAACGCCGAAATGAAGAAGGAAATACAAGAAGTAAAGGCGGCGGGCGAAAATACCGCCGCTTTGCTTTCCCTTTCCTTCAAGGCGCAGATCGTACAGGATCGCGCGGCGGGAACGAACGTCATTACAGATGAAATGATCCTGCAATCGGCGGAGGTTATCGACTATCCGGAATACGAGGACGCGCACGCATATAACGCCGTGGGCGAAATCATCAAGTACAACGGGCGCTATTACGAAATTATCGCGCCGCATACGTCGAACGCTGTTTCCTATCCAGTCGAAACAACTTTCGCATATTACCGCCTTGTGGAGCTTGAACACACGGGAACGATTGACGATCCGATCCCGTATCCGGAAACGACGGGAATTGTCGTAAACGTCGAGAACGGGAAATATTACAGCTACAAGGGCAAAACATACCTTGCAAAAGCGGATATGCCGAATTGCGTATATCCGCCCGATACGCCTTCTATGTGGCAATGGGAAGAAGTAACAGGAAGGGAGGTATAACCGATGGAAGAAGGGATTTTGACCGCCCTTTCCGTTATCAGCACGGTTTGCGCTATTGTGTTCGGCTATGTCGCATTCGTCCGCAATCGGGATCACGATAAAACGAAGGAAGCGAAAAGCGACGCAACAATCCTTACGGAATTGGGCTATATCAAAGGCGGGATCGACGACGTAAAGGCGGAACAGCGGGAACAGCGAAAGACAAATACGGATTTCGTCGGAAGGCTTGTTTCCGTCGAAGCGTCGGCAAAACAGGCACATAAGCGAATTGACCACATCGAACAGCAAATGAACAGATAAAAAACGGGAGCGGTTCACGAATGAGCCGCTCCCGTTCTTGATTTTTAGGAGGTTTTCAAAATGAGCAACAGCAAGCTGGTGGATTACACGAAAATTTCACCGAACAAGACAAGTCCGAGAAATCACGCAATCGACACGATCACAATTCCTGTCTCTTATACACATCTCCGAGCCCA